TGTGATGAATAAAGCCACACTTTTTGAGGTGGCATCGTTTAAAGATAGTGCAGGTCGTTATATCTTTAACCCCATTAGTGCGCCCGGTGTGCCGCAGACCCTGATGAATTACCCCATCTTGGAAGCTGAGGATATGCCGGTTAAAGCCGCTAATAGTTTGTCGATTGCCTTTGGCGATTTTCGACGTGGCTATCTGATCGTGGATCGGATTGGCACGCGGGTGATTCGAGACCCCTTCAGCAATAAACCCTATGTGGGCTTTTACACCGTTAAGCGTTTGGGCGGTGCATTGATTAATTCTGAAGCGATCAAAGTTTTAAAGTTTGCAGCCTGACGTGTAGGCTGCGTTGACCGTTAAAGCGTGCCCCGCCAAGAGGGCACCGTTGGGAGAGATCTTATGATGGAATCATCGTCCCGGTGCGTGGTGCCACCGGCTACTGAACCTTTGTCGCTTGACGAGGTCAAAGAGCACCTGCGCGTTGACTCGAGTGCCGAGGATGCGCTGCTGCAGATGTACATCGAAGCAGCCCGCGAGGTCTGTGAGCACAACACGGCTAGGGCGCTCGTCACACAGACCTGGGAGACGACCTTTGATCGCTTTCCTAGCCTTGCACTGGAAACCTCGGGCTTAGATGGGGAGGTGTTAACCCTGTCGCGGACGGCAACCAGAACCCTTCGTGAAGGTCTTGCGATCACGCTTCCCAAGGGGCCCATTCAATCGATTGAAGCCATCCGTTATCGAGATGAGAGTGGTGACTGGCAGACGATGGATCAGGATGCATACATCAGAGATCATGTGGCAGGCGTCGATCGCATCTATCCGGGGCCGGCGGGTTGGCCTGAGGTTGATGGACTTGCAGGTGCCGTTTGTATCCGCTACGTGGCAGGCTTTGGCGGTCGATGGGCAACGCCAGCAGCACTGCGCGTGTGGATGCTTCTGAGAATTGGTGCGATGTATGAAAACCGCGAAGAGACCTCAACAAAGACCTTATCGCGTCTTCCTATGATGGATCGGTTGCTCGATCCCTATCGACTGCACCTTTACTGAAATCTCCAGCGCGAAGGTGTCCTCTTCGCTACGAGTCGGTCGAATGAATCTCGGACGGAATTCCGTCCGGGATTCACACCGATTGACTTTCATGGCTAAGGTGTGAGCCGACGACAGCCTTGACTTGCCTTGATGGCCTTCTCTGTACAGAACCCTGCAACAACGGGCGAACTTCGCGAGCGAATCCAGATTGAGGCGCCGGTATTGACAACCGATGCGCTGGGTCAACCCGTTCGCCGTTATCAAGGGATTGCCACGGTGTGGGCTGCGGCCGAGCCTTTGAGCAGCAAAGAGTCGCTTCGTGCGGGCCAGGCGCAAGCGCAAACCACCTGGCAGTTCGTGATGCGAGCGCGACGCGATCTGGCACTGACCACGGAGCACCGCATCCGTTTTCAAGGCAAGTCGCTCGCGATCACCTCGGTGATGCCGCCCACGGCCAGGGATCGCTGGATGGTGGTGTTTGCCAGTGAAGGTGCAAGTTATAGCTAGGAGAGCGTTCAAGTGGTTGAGATGAAGATCGATGGGCTTGACGATCTTGCCAGACAACTTAAGCAATTTCCTGAGCGGTTAGCGCGCAATGCCCTGCGCTCAGCCGTTTATGCAGGGGCCAGTGTGGTGCGCAAAGAAGTAAAGGCCCGAGCGCCGGTGGCGACAGGTAAGCTTAAAGCAGCTGTCTATCAAAAGCAGATTCGAGAACATTCAAACCTTTACACCCAGGTGTTTTTTGTTGGCGTGCGAAGTGGCGCAAGGCGCCGTCGGGACGGCACCAAGGACTTTAGCCGCGATGCCTGGTACTGGCGTATGCACGAAATGGGTACGAGCAAGATGGCAGCGCGCCCATTCGTACGCCCGGCCTTCATCGCCGTTCAGCAGCAGGCAGTGAGCGCGATTGCAGAAAAGCTTCGCGAGCGCATCAAGGCCCAGACACGGTAACGCTTCGCGTGAGCTTTAATCGATTGGTGTTTGAAGCGTTGCGGTCAGCACTTGGGGCCTCGACGCTACCCTTTGAGGTCACGCTTCGCCCGGATGTGGCGCACGCTGACGACAGGCCTCCCTATTGCGTTTATCAGCGCGTAGCCCTTGCCCCCTTTGCCACGCTTACGCTTGATTCAAGCCTTGCGCAGGCGATCTATCAGATCGATATCTATGCCAGCACGCGGGCAGCAGTCGATGAGATTGCCGCCGTGCTTCGCTTTGGCTTACAAGGGGTCGAGCACGCCTCGATGATCCTGACCGATAGTCACTGCAGCTATGAGGCCGAAGCGTCGCTTTATCGCGAAATGCTCACCTATTCGGTGTGGGCACCCACACCGATATAAATCCTGCCACTTATTGGGTTGATGAGCGTGATCGCGTGCGTCGAATCGATCACATAGAACAAACCGATCGAGCAATTTTCTAGAGAGTACAACCATGCCCTATACCACCTCGCAGGCCATTCGCTCCCAAGGTGCAGTGCTTGCCCATGGCGCAGGATCGCCTCCGGTTTATACCGAGATTGAAGAGTTGACTGACATTCAACTGACCGGGATTGCGGTGCAATCGGTCGATGTAACCAACTTGTCCTCAAGCAGTAAGGAGTTTATTGCGGGTCTTAACGATAATGGATCCATTCAGGTTTCAGGTAACTACACGCACGGTGTGGGTCAAAAGGTACTGTGGGCTGATGCCTCTGCCGGTATCGCTGCACCGTATAAGCTCACGTTGGGCTCACACCTCATGACCCCGATTGTGATTACCTTTTCGGGCTTTCCAACAAAGTTTGATCTGAGCACCAAGGTCGATGGCAAGGTGGAGTTTTCATCGGCCATCAAAATCACCGGCGACATTGTGATCACTCCATGAAGTCGAGCAACACGAAACACCCTGCGCTCACGCGCGAAGCGCTCTTTCGGGCGCTTGCACCACGTATCGAGACGCACATCATCGAGGGTTTGGGTGAAGTTCATTTTCGGCAACTCTCGCTTCAAGAGATCGATACGTTATCGAAGCGAAAACAACAGCAAGGTGACGAAGATGCTGCTGTGTCTGTACTTTGTCTTTGCTTGGTGGATACCCATGGCGAGCGCCTTTTGAGGGATGCCGATATCGATGCATTGAAGGCTTGTGGGTTTCGCGCACTGGAAGCACTTATTGCCAAAGCCGCTGAGGTCAACGGCCAGGGCGCGGTAGCAAGCGACCCAAAGCCCGAGGCCTAGCGTGGCGGTTCCGGCATCGTTTGGCCCTTGCGCTAGGCAAAACGCTTGAAGAACTAGGCCAGATGTCAGCTGCCGAATATGCTTCCTGGTGCGAGTACGCGGCTCTGGAGCCCTTTGGCAGTGAGGCACAGGATTGGTATCAGGCCCATCTTGCCAGTGTGCTCGCCAATATCCACCGGGATGCAAAGCGCCAGTCACAGCCCTTTGAACTTGCCGAGTTTGTCCTCTTTCACCGACGGATGCCGGCGACATCCGAGCAGGCTACTGAGGGTTTAAGCGCAAGTGATCACAAGCTGCTTCAAGGCTTTCGGCGCTTGCAGGCTCATCGTCAAGGCTAATCGATGCAGGTACATACCCCGTTGATCGAATCAACCGACGCAGACGCAAGATAAGCGGTCGTTGCTGCCCTTAGGTTTAGCCCTTATGCTCGCGCCATAGGCTTTTTGCGCATTCATGAGACCACTCAAAGGGAGATACAAGAACATGAACTTAGTCAGTCGTTTGGTTTTGGGTTTTTTTGCCCTCACGCTTTTTGCGATGCCTGCGTGGGCAGCAGACAAGAAGGACGCTGCAAAGGATGCCAGCAAAGCCCCTGCTGCAGAAGCACCTGCAGTGAAAAAGTCGGATTCAGGGATATGCCACGATAAGAGTTCGCCAAGCTATGAGCGGACCAAAAACTTTACGCCTTTTAAAAGCATTGATGAATGCGTAAAAAGCGGGGGTACTGTTGCTAAAAATGCATCAGCGCCAGCACCTGCGCCTGCGGTTGTGGTCAAAAAATCCGATAACGGTATTTGCCACGATCCTTCAAGCGCAAGCTATGAAAAGACCACGAAATTTACAAGCTTTCCGAGCATGGATGAGTGCGTGAAAAGTGGAGGCAAGGCGCCTAAGAAATAGTGCTTGCCCCCCCCTTGCTTAGCCTCGACGCTTGGGCTTAGCCTTTGTGGCCATTGTTGGCTCAACGACATAGAGCCCGACCTGCTCACTGGCCGCATGGGCTTGCTGCAGAAATTGAGACCAAGCCTTTTCGCTCACCGTAATCATTTCCCTGGCAGCTTTGAAAAATGCCTCCGAACCTGGAGGTGCGGATTTTGCTGCCTCATCGAGCCAACTTGTCGCCGCACGATAGCCCTCCTGCACTTTTGCCTCGGTCGTCAGTGCTACAGCCCGTGAGGTATCCATCGCCAACGCGGTGGCTTCGGTGAGATAACTCAGCGATATTTTAGCTAAGGGTTCAGAGGCACCGCTTGCAAGGGCAGCGAGCTCTTGAGGGCTCTTTGTCCCAAGGAGCGCAGCCTGTTGATTGGCGGCCTGCTCAATCAACGCTTTGGTTGTCTTTACTTGCAGCGCACCCAATTGCTCGATCGCTTCGACGGCCTTAAAGCCGAGTGCAAGCTGCCCGTCAAGAACGGACTGGAGGCCTTGGGTATCAAAGGTTGTCTTCATGATGTCAGTGCTTCCTCGATAAACGAGTCAAGAAGTTAAACGGATCCATAAACAAGCGCCAGTCTGTTGCGTACCATCAAAGGTTGACATCCGATGGACTCATCACAAATGTTGCATTGCACAAAATGATGTTAGCGAAGCTTTGATGAGTACGCAAGCATATTGCTGCGTTGCAACAAATTGAAACACTGATCAATGGCAACTCTGGGCTCATTGGGTAACTTGGTGGTCTCGCTTGAGGCCAACATGGTTCGATTCAATCAGGATATGCATTCGGCGGTGGGCGTGGTTGAGCGAAGCACTGCCAGAATGTCTGAAGCGGTGGCTAAGTTGCGTGAGGGTTTTGAGACCCTTGCCAAGGCCGCGGGTCTCGCGATGACCCTTGATGCGGTGGTGGGCAAGGTCCAGGACATGATCAGCGCAGGCGCAGGCTTTGCAGACTTATCCATACGAACGGGTATCGCTGTGGAGACGCTCTCGCGATTCGATAAGGTGGCTAAGCTTTCTGGCACCAGCATGGAGGAGATAGCCGAAACCTTAAAGCGCTTAACGGTCAGTGCGGCTGATGCGGCAACCGGTCATCAAAAGCTTTCGAGTCTTTTTGAGAGCCTTGGGATTCGGGTTAAAGACGCTAATGGCCAGATCATCAAGGCCGACCAACTGCTTATTAGCTTAGCTTCAAGTGTCCAAGGCATCGAGCCAGAGGTCGTGACGAGATTGATG